ATCCAAGGGGTTACAATGTCAGGCTTTGAGTTGCGCTGATTAGAGTCAGACACAGTCGCACGCTGCAAGTAAACTGCCATCATCTGAGCCATACGCTTGGCTTCGGCCGCGCCTGTCTCGCCCTTGATGATTGGACCCGCCAGCATTGAGGCAAGGTGATACGAAAGCGTCATCACAAACAACGGAGAGAACAGCGTTGGGTCTGTGATGTGCGCCGTGTAGCGCAAGACCGCGTTCTCTTGGTTGGTGTACAAGACTTGCGTCCCGTCCGACAATGTCTCAAGCGTGTACGGCTGCGGCGAATACCTGCCGGCAGCGATCATTGGCGAGTAGTTGTGGGCGAAGTTCGGGGTATCAGTCGGCGAGAACTTCGTTGAATAGTCATCAGCCGCATCAGATGGGAGGATCGAAATGATGTTGTTTGCGTCGCTGGGGACAGCGTAGGCGTACAACCACTCCGGCCACTCGCTTGTCAATGCAGCAAGCACCACGCGTCGCATGGTGAAGTTCCAATAGTGCATCTCAAGCAGGCTGTCCACCGCAATGGGGTAGAACCTGGAGCAATGCTCCGCCTGTGCTGACCCTTCAGGTGGGTCAATGCTTGACACCGATGCCGTGTCACCAATGTGCGAAAGAGCGAGGTTACAGATTTGAACTGACGATGCCATTTCAGCCTCCTAGTGAAATGAGGGGAGCCGTGGTTTCCCAACGGCTCCCCTCTATGCGCTTCACTTCATGGGAATCATGCTCCGTCCGAGTTCGTTCCCTTGGTCATCTTTGGACGCCCGAGCTTTCGCACAGGTGCTTCAATGACCGCAGTCTTCCCTTCGCTTACTGCGGGTTCCCAGGAACCGTCGATGGGTTCGACGTTGGTGTTCCGTGGTCCGTTGTAACTAAAGACTTCGCCTTCCTCGCGGAGAGCATTGTCGATGAAAGACTTCTTTAGAACTCGTACTTGCATGTGTTTATTCCCAGTCTAATTAGGCAACCACGAAACCGCTGCCGTAGAACTTCTTGCTGTCAGCGATGTCGGTGACGATGTCGCCGAAGATTGCACCAACAGTTGAGGTTCCACTCATTACTGCATCAGCAGTAAGATAACGCTGTCCAACTCCAAGGACCGGATTGATTCGGACATAGAGTTGTGCGCCAGCGGTGAGGCTAGCAACGGGAATTGCACCGCTCGTACCAACCACAACGCGCCCGGTCGTGCCGGTATCGGTTGCGGTAAACACGTTGAAGGTGCAAGACGTACCGCCAGTAAATGCGGTGGCAACGGTAATGGCAAGATACAAATCTTGACCTTCGCCGATATCACGGTTTTGGTTGCTGGTGGTTCCGCCGTTGACGTTAGTGCCGGATCGCAGGTCAATAGTAAACGTAGCGTTTACCGTAGTTCCCGCGCTGAACACATCTTGTGCAACGGTTGTGTCAGACGAATTTGCGAATAGTCGCAGGTTCTTGTCAGAAATCATGTGAGAGTTTCCTTTCTTAAATCAGTGACTATTAGGTCGTGAGTGCTTCGGAGTTCAGGATTGCGTCAACTCGGCGCAGAGGGATTCCAAGGAACGACAGCCATGAGTATGGCATGCCGAACTGTGAGAGGCCTTCGTTAACCTTGAGGACGTATTGACTCTTATCAAGAGCAGCAATTGACAAACCACTGTGGGTGGTACGGTTCATGTAGAAGCAAGCGCGACCCATCGCCATATTTGGGATGCGGTAGAGAGCGCGTGCCATCAGCTTAATAAGAGCGGTGGAAGCACTTGAAGCCTGCGAACCAGTCTGACCCATCAGATCGCTGACGTCAATGTTGGAAATACGAACAACGTAACGCCAATCTTTGACAACAAGACCGTTCTTCCACTGGTAACGAGTGGCATACGCCTGAAGACGCGTGCCATCGCTGTTGTAGACGGTCTGTTCGCCAAGATCCTCATGGATTAGGCCTGCCTTAGAACCCTTAGGGAACGGGCAGTACACGGTTTGGTCGCCCCAAACAACGAGGTACACCGAGGTGTTGTCGGCAGGGTCTGTACCGCCAGCAGGAAGGACGTTCTGACCGTTGCCCGCGCCGCTGCCAGTGACAGAGTAACGCGGAGCAAGGCCGAGGAATTGCTTGGCATCGGTAGCAGGGTTGCCGTAGAACAGGGTAGAAGCCTGGGTCTGATTCATTGCTTCAAGGAACGCGGTGTCTTCGGACAAACGGAACTGAGCCGTGTTGCCGTTGAGCATCGCAAGATCCTTGTCAACTTCAGAACGTGCCTCAAGGATGCCGCATGCCTCGTCAACCTGTGCGGTCGTTGACTTGGTAGACGGGATACCTTGGTTCAATGCACGCCAGTACACGGTTGGAAGACCAGTACGAATGACGACGCGGTCGCCGGTTGGCAGATTGCCTTCCTTGAACACGCAGTCTTCGAGGACTTCGTTGGATTGCGAGAGGAGTTCAGCGATGACCGGAACGCGGCCATCCGGATCAGTGCGCTTCGCCCAGTCGGCGAGGGTCAGATTGGAGGTAGTAATTGCTGTTGCCATTGTAGGCCTTTCTTAAAGAGATTCAAGACTGATTGGAATAGAGGGCTGCTGCTGCGCCGGCAAAGTCCATTGGTCCGTTTGAACGTGCGTTCGATGAACCCGTAGATGACCCGACGTAGCGATCCTCACTAATTGCCTTCCCCGCCCTGTACATAAACCGGATCACTTCCGGATGATTGCCCAGGCCGGAGTCGTTAAGCAACGAGCGCAGTTCAGCCGTTCCGAAAGTATCAAGTGCTTTCTTAGCGACTGAAAGGTTCTCGGTGATCTTGTCACCACCGAATTCCTTGTCAGACTTTGACGATTCCGCCCACTGGGAGCGGACCGACTCAATCTGTGCTGCTTGCTGCGTGCCGAGCTTGTCGGACATCGCCGTAAGCATCTTCTGTGCAGCATCTTGGGTCAGGTTCAATTCCTTTGCAACCTCCGAGAACGTCTTAATCGTCTCGGCGTCGAGTTGTTTACCCTCAGGGGCTTTGAACTCGTACTTCTCCGGCGCACCTTCCGGTTTCGCCTGCTCGGTTGCCTCGGGCTTGACAGTATCGGTCGGCTCCGCGACTTGCTGTTCCTGCGCCTTTGACGCTTGTTGCTGTCCCCCGTAAAGCACATCGGCCGTCGCCTTTGGACTATTCGGGGCTTCAGACGATGGAACGCCTTCAGGTGTCGTTTGGGCTGTTTCCATCATCGTTGGTTCGCTCATTGGTTTGTTCCTTTGTCATGGTTGGGTACAACTCTGGGCAGAGAGTGTGGACTTGTGAAAGAACGCGTAATCCGTAATTCCTGTTTCCCTCGGCAAATGACATTGTCATTGCGTTGGTATTGAAAGACGAACGAAACACTCCTGCTTGGTCCAGTAGTCGCCATACGATCCGGCGACCTCGCTTGCTGCTCATCAACCATCGAATGTCTGACTCTTCGCTATCGCGATCTAGCTTGGTACGCAAGGCATTATTTGCCTGGATGCGCTCTAGACCTCGAGTATCGAACGGGTCGTGTGTACTCATCGGTGGAATCTATCGACTCGCATAATGCCTATGGGTCCCATTAAACGACTGTGAGTTGGTATCCCTCAAGGGTCACCACGTTGTTGGCGGTAGCAATCGTTGCCTTAATGGCAAAGGTTTGATCCGCCGAATACGCAACGGTGAATTCCTGATATGCAGTTGAAGCAGCAAGGCCATGCCCGGTAGCAGCGGCTGGACCCGTGACAATCTTTCCGGTTCCACGCGCCCAAACAATTTTGTTGACGTTGGCAGTCATATTCGTAGTCAAATTGCCGCTGTTGTACAGGTCGTTTCCTGCATACTCAATTTCTAGAACCTTGTTGACCCCCGCGCTTGTCATACTAAACAGGGCGTTGGTTTCCATGCTTCCGGTCAAAGTAAGTAGGCCACCCTCAATCGTGATTGATGCCAAGGTAATGGCTTCTGTTGCTGCTTTAACTGCTGCTGTTCCGTACCACAAGATGCAGGTATGAGTACCCGTACCAGTGTCGGTCAATTCAATAGGCGCGCCGCCGGAACTAGCCGAGATCGTGAACTTGTTTGCGTCTACAACTTTGCTGACGTAATAAGTCGTTCCTGCTGCTAGTGGGGCTGGCAAGGTTGTAGTCGTGGTAAACCGGATTGCATCGCCAGCAACGCGGCCGTGTGCCGTGTAATTGATAAAGCTTGGAATGCCGGCAGCGTTTACCGTTGCGGTTACCGTGCTTGACACATACGGAAGGTTGATTGTCAACTTGGTTCCGGTTGTGTCGGTATCAATAGCGGTCACGGGGTAAACACCGTTCACTCCATTGCCGCCTGTCCATGTGACATAAATGCCCGTGCTTGGTGGCGTAGTAACAACAACAGCCGTAGTTAATCCGTGTGCGCCCGTGCCGTTTAATCGCACGTTGCCGCTGTTTGAGTCATAACTAGTCACCGTGCTAAACGTAGAAGCGACTGGAACAACGCTTACGGGATTGAAACTACCGTACGACTTGGCAATAAATCGTTGCCCAAGTACGCCGACAAGGACATTGTTTTCGTCGTAGACAAACGGGCTGTTTGAGTATTTGTTAATGAGTGGCATGTGTTGTTCCTTTGTGCTTTAGGCAAGCCGGGTAAGTTTGTAAAGGGTTGTAGAGATCAACGTGCAAATGGCGTCAACCTCATTTTGAATGTGGCTTTCGGTTCCCATGACCATTCGGTCAGATTCAAGGTAGTCGTATACCTTCTGAACTTCAGCAAGTGGGGTAGGCGCAAGTTCAAACGAGCCTGAAGTGAACTTCAGCTTCTCGCCTGTGCAACCCATCCAGGCTTCCGCCAATCCATCAACGGCTTCGCGGAGTGGCTCGTAAACGCCAAGCGCATTGTGCGCTGCGAAACTGCCTGGTCCATCAACCATCAAGTGGTGCATGTGAATGGCGTTCGCGCAGTGCATCAGGCGCGATACAAACGCGGATGCCCCTGCTGAATCGCCCTTTGATTCCGTGCCATAAAGAAGGGTAGACGCCTTTGACATAATTAAACCTCGACTGCTGAAGGGGAGTTGTAGCCGCTGAACATGTTCATGACGTCCGTCAATGCGCTCTTGTCGCCGCTGCCCGTGGGGGCTTGAGCCATGTTCTTGACGGTCTGTGAGTTCTGCTGCATTGCGGCAGCCTGAGCCTGCGCGGCCTGCGCCTTGGCTCGAGCGTCGCGGATGACGGCGACGTTCTTGTCCGCAATGATGAGGCTTGGATCAACACCGAGCATGTCGGAATAGATGTCAGCCCACTGGTCAGAGTCGAACTTGTCGAGGACATCCGGCTTAAACGTAGCAATCTGACCAAGGTTGCCAACGAATCGGTCAACGCTGTTGGTTCCGATGGCGCGTTGTGCCTGTGCCAGCATGCTCACGAACTCAACGCTCAAGTCCATGCCCTGTAGTTCAGGCGGGGCAGGCGGGATGAGGCCGGCAGTAACCATGTGCGAGAACGTCACATCAATGAGCGGGTCAAGCAGCTCGTTGTGCAGACGCTCAATGACAGGTCCAAGCATGAGCAACTTCTCTTCGTGACGCTCGGCTACCTCGGT